GTCTATCGATGTTATTATTAAAGACATCAATCAAGCTAAGAACTTGGAACCCGCAGCCACAGAGAAAGCACTGTCTGTATTAGAAGATTTAAAGAATGGCGTTAACAGTCAAAGGTTTATAGATAGCTTACCAAATCGTAGTAAATTCGTACAAAAAATACTCAAAGAAGAAATCGATAATATAGGTAAAAAGATAAGAGACGCTGTTAAGTTTGGTACTGAAAGAAAGTTAGTTGATGATGTAATCAAAGATATATCTGAGAAGCTTAAAGACCTTAGCAGTACAGAGCGTAAAGTTTTACTGAATACTATCAGAGTAGAATTAGCTAACACTATCGGAACGGTTAGAGATGATGTACTAGGTAGGTTTAAGTCTAAGGAAATATTTCAGCAGTATGCTCTGCGACAAAAGATACAGGAGTTGGATGAGATGTCTAACAAGAGTATCAATGAGATCAAAGAGTATCTGAAATTAGAAAGCAGGAAGATACAAAACGATCCGGAAGGTATTAAGATACTAAAGAAACAAGCTAGAGAATCTAGGAGGAAACTTACAAATCAAATAAAGAATGAAGAGATAGCTGCTAAGAATCTTTTTAATAAGCAGTTCCTACAAGCTTACTACGACATGAATCGTAAAGGTGCTTCTGATATGGCTAACCTAGAGTTATCTATGCGAGTGCTTGAGAAGTGGAGAATGAATACAGGGTTACTTATGAGTATAAGAACTTGGACTGTAGGTATACCCTCTGCTGTTATAATGAATGTAGTACAACCTCTTAGGAAGGCACTACAGGAATATTCGTCTATCAAGCAGCTACAAAAGCTAGGTAGGATGAATCGGGATATTAACGCATTAGAGGTAGCACTGGAAGATATAAAATCAATGTCGCTATACTGGACACACTTTGGTGATGCTTGGCGTGTTTTAAAACAAACATTTAAACAGGGAGGTGAAGGTTCTTTTATGTCGAGCAATCTAAAAAGACATGAAGAAGATTTGGTAGGTGCAGCTGATGATTTAACATCAATGGTAGAGAACCCTCTTAAATTAAGTTTCAAGAACAAAGAAGAACTTTCAAAACTTTATAAAGCATACGGCGTAGAAACAGCTGAAAGCACAAACCGGATGCGTAGATTCTTTGAAGACATGGCTATAGGAGAACCTACTACTAAGATCAGTAAACTGTTTGATCCTCTGTTTTCTATAAGCTTTAGGGCGATGGGCACAGCTGACCAACCGTTTCTATTTTTAGGAGCTATGCGTAATCTTCGTGCGGAGAGTATGAAGAAAGGAATGAAGCAGGGTTTAACAGGTGATGCCTTAGAGAAGTTCGTAAAGGAAGAAGCAGATAAAGCCTTAAATAAAGAAGGTGATATGCTGACTTGGGCGAATCACGAGGACTTTGAGGACATCAGAGAGATGGCGTTGTCTATAACATTTCAACAAGATTATGCTGATAAATGGACTTCTATGCTCGCTAAGTCGTTTGCAAACTGGAGTAGAACTAGAGGTCCAGCAGGTGGTGGTTTCCTGAATGCAGCTTATAACGATCCTTACATTAATCCAGCTAAGATATTCACTAGGTTAATGACTGCTTTTATTAAGACACCTACAGCTATTGCTCAGTGGACTGTTGATACTTTTCCCGGTACTGCTGTACCGTATTGGGCTTTAACTAGGTTAGGTAATACTAAATTCGATTTTAGGATTAAGAAAATAGATGAGCATATAGCTGAGTTAACGGAAGGGCTAACTGCTAAACCTATAAGTAAAGAGATAAAGGATAAGCTAATCGCAGACCGTTCTGCCTTGTTACAACAAAAAGAGGACTTAATCTTAAAAACTATAGAGGTACGATCTGAATCTACTGCTAATACAATGTTAGGCTTAACGATTACAGCTGGTGTTACTTTACCAATTCTAAATAATAACTTAACAGGTACGGGTGCTCACTTAACTCCAGATCAAAAGAAACGAATGATGGCTGCTGGTTGGAGGCCTAATAGTATATTTATAGGGGACCAAGTTATTGATTACAGTAAATTTGAACCGTTCTCTACGATTGTATCAGCTTACGCTGACGGTTTACATTACTTAATAATGACCGGGGAAGAAGACACAGAAGAGTACCAAGGTTTATTTAATACTGTGTGGTCTTCTTTTATAACAAACTTTAAGGATAAATACTTTCTTAGGGGCATTCAGGAGATGTTTGATCTTCTAGATGAACGGAATCCTACAGGTAGATTAGAAACATTCTTCTCCAATTTAGCAGGTACTTTTTATCCAAGAGCATTAAGAGAAATAGCAACAGCTAATGAAGAATATCAGAAGTACGCTATCGGCTTCGTTGAGCGTTTGAAGATGAAAGTAGGTATGGATACGCAGCGTATAGAGCGTAACATGCTAGGTGAGAAGGTAAAAAGAAAATACACCAACGAAGGTCTATACGGTTTAGTAAGTCCTATTTATACATCTGAGATTAAAGATGATAGAGTGATGGAAACGATTGCTAACTTTAGCGATAAATTCAACTATCAAACCTTTTATACTAGAGGTGGTATAGATATGAGAAAGTTTAGAAATAAATCTAACGACTATCCTTTGTTCCAAGCTTACACAGATTTAGTATCAAGAAAAAAGAAAGAGACAACTATAGGAACAGATACTGAAGAATTAAATCTACGACAAGCTCTGAACAGGTTAATAAAAAGCAATGAGTATAAGGAAGCTATACAATACGGAGAACCTCTAGAAGGTGAGCAATCTAGGAGTCAGCTTATAAAAGATAAACTAAGTGAATATAGAAATCATTTTTGGACTGTTATACAAGAAGACCCAAGGTATAAAAACTTTGTTAATGAAGATGGAAAATCTTGGTTAAGTTTTGTTGTAAAAGAAGAACCAACACAAATCAGGAGGAAGCGAAAAAAGGTAGAGGGTCCATTCGAGAAATTTGGTCCTAAGCAATAATACTTGCTCTTCTCACTCAATAATTAATAATATACACTTAACATCATGGCTAACACCTACGTAGATTACACAGGCGACGGTAGCGAGACCGACTTTAACTTTTCATTCCCGTACATCAAGACATCACACGTTGCTGTGGAAGTCAATGAAGGACAAGGAGCGGGCGGATTAAACAAGTGGGTACGCAAAGCGTTGACCACCGATTACACCGTTGAGACATCTCCACATGCTTTCGTGCGATTTGTTACTGCTCCAGCTTCCAATGTAAAGGTACGAATACTACGGGACAGCGACGCTAATGAAGGCATTGTTGACTTTGCTAACGGATCAGTACTGACCGAGACAGAACTAGACAACTCCTACAACCACAACCGTTATCTAGCTGAAGAATCAGAAGAAGGTATCACAGGTGGTGCGTTAACAAAAAGAGGGGGCGATCACTACGATGCTGACGGATTAAAGCTTGAGAACGTAGCTGATCCAGACTCTGACGACGATGCAGTGAACAAAGGATACGCTGACAATCGTTATGTAGATGTTGCTGGGGATACCATGACGGGTAATCTCGATATGGGTGCTAACAAAGTTACATCCTCTGCTACTCCGTCAAGCGGTAATGATCTGACCAATAAGACGTATACAGACTCTACCTTTGTTGATGTTGCAGGGGATACGATGAGTGGTGAGTTAAACATGGGTAGTAATAAGATTACTAACTTGGCTGACCCAACTGTCGACGCTGACGCTGCTAATAAGAACTATGTAGACGATACCATAACTACTTCTTTAGCGACAGGTTCTCCTCCTCCCGGTGTACAGCTTGCTACAGCTCAAATAGAAGACGACGCTATAACCTACGCAAAGTTACAGAATGTAGCTGGTAACAATGTATTGCTTGGTAACGACAACGGTGCTGGTGTTGATGCTCAAGAACTTACAGCAGCTGAAGCACGGACGTTATTAAATGTAGCAGACGGTGCAACTGCTAACGATACGGACGCTAATCTAAAGAACAGAGCTAATCACACAGGTACACAGACTGCATCAACTATTTCAGACTTTGACACAGAGGTAGCGAACAACTCAGCTGTAGCTGCTAACACTGCAAAGGTATCAAACGCCACACACAGTGGAGACGCTTCGGGGTCAACTACTCTTACTCTTGCTACTGTTAATAGTAATGTAGGTAATTTCACTAACGCTAATATAACAGTTAATGCTAAAGGATTAGTTACAGCGGCAAGTAGTGGTAGTGCGGGCGTTTCTAAATACAGTAGCGGGTGGCAGAATAGTTTCGGAGGATCATCGTTTCAAAACGGTTCAAGGATTGTGGTAACGCATAACTTAGGTTCTACAGATATAATTTACAAAATCTACGCTAATACGACTGCATCTGATAGCGGAGCGGTTGATTTACCAGTTTTTTCTTACTCAGGTAGTTCATTATACGGTGCGGTAGTTGTAACTTTATCAAGTAATACAATTACATTTGAACTTAATCAATCAGGTTACCAAAAGCCAAATTTCCCGCAGGCACCTACTAACCATAGTTTTGGTAGTTCTTTTTTAAAGGTAGTAGTAGTAGGATGATCGACTCCCTCTCTAGCTTTCTTAACACCGCTCTTGTCATTGCATTGAGTGTGATCGGGTGGATTATTAAACGTGTTATCGAACGCTTAGACATTGGTGATAAACGACTTACAAAGATAGAGGTGGAGTTAGCTGCTCAGAGAGAGCGGGATGCTGCTGTTGAAAGTAGGATCGGTAAAGTAGAACAAGCTATCAACGAGGTCAACGGTAAGCTGGATCGTATGATGGAAATATTAATGAGGAAATAGATATGCCAAAAGGATTATACGCAAACATTAACAGAAGAAAGAAGCTCGGTATTAGCCGTAGCAAGAAGAAGTCAACCATCTCTCCAAAGGCTTACGCTAATATGAAGCGTGGGTTTAAGAAGAAGTAAGGAATGGCGAAAAAGCGTAAAGGTGTATCACTGTCGTTAGGCAGAGGTGAGAAGTCCCGTAAAGGTGGACTGACTGCTAAAGGACGAGCTAAGTACAATCGTGCTACTGGTTCTAACTTGAAAGCTCCACAGCCCGGAGGTGGTCCACGTAAGCGTTCCTTCTGTGCTAGGATGTCTGGAGTAAAGGGACCAATGAAAGACAGTAAAGGTAGACCAACAAGAAAAGCTTTAGCGTTGCGTAGATGGAAGTGCTGAGATGCCTAGAAGACCAAGACCAGTTGCCCGTATATCTCCGCTTGCGTTCCAACAACGAACAATAGCTGCTACTTCCGCTGCACAAGCACAACAAAACAAAGAGGAAGCGGAACAGTTGGAAGCAAAGGTTACATCTCTAGAGAGTGATCCATTCTTTGTTACACTTGATGGAGGAGGAGCGGTAGTTGAAGCAGATATAGATACTTTTGACGGAGGATCACCTGATGCCTAGTTTTACAAAACGCATACAATTACGTAGAGGAACTTCTAGCGAGTGGACAACTGAGAACCCAATATTACTTGAGGGGGAACTGGGAATCGAATTAGACTCAGCTAGGAACAGGATTAAGATTGGAGATGGAACGACTGCTTGGAACTCTTTGCCGTACTTCTTAGACGCTCGTGAAGAGGAAGTAGGAGATTACCAAGACTTCCTTGATGCCTTGACCGCTCCGTAATTACAGTTATAACACCAAGGGATGAGCAGTCTACTTACACAACTCGGTCAGAAGGTTAAAGCAAAGCTTGATAACAAGTTTGATAAGACTGGAGGCTTGATTAGTGGATCGGTAAATATATCACAATCTCTACAAATTGGATCATATTTAACTAGCAGTTTACCAGAAGCAGGTACATCAGGACGATTGATATACGTCAGTGATGGAGACGGTAGCGGTGGTCCTTGTATAGCTGTGGATGATGGGACAGATTGGAAGATTGTAGAGCTTGGTGGTTCTGTACCTACTGCTACTCATATACTTGCGGAAGACGGAGATAGCTTAACTACTGAGGCTGGAGACATCTTGATTACTGAGGTAGCTTGACAGTTATAAGCTCCGCTAATACATTTAATAACACAACTTAACCCACAACAAAGGATTATATATTATGTCTAGTTTGCT